CGTCTAGCGTTTTGATTAATACAATTGAGTCTAATTGTTTATTATTATCTATCATTAATTGTCTTTTGACTCTAAATTCTTTATAAGCAGGATGTTCATTTAATAATCTCATATATTCTTTTACACTATCACACTTACTAGCAAAAATTCTAACACCCCAACCAGGCCACTTCTCTACACCTACTGGTCTTAAATGAGGTACTGACTCGCTAAATGTTCTAATACCGAATAAGTTATTACCTTCTACTGCAAATCTACTTTGACCCCAACCAGACTCTAATGCAGCCTGACCTATAATCATCTCCCAAGGCACTCTCCTGTCTTTAGGTGTTGTGAAATTTATGTAGTCAATACATTTGTGCATTGATCTTACAAATTGAATATCGTCATTGTAAGTAAATTCTGGTTCTCTTAAATCTAAATCTTTTATCTTCTCTAGGTAAAAGTGTTCTAGTTCAGCATTCACTTTTGCCTTTGACCATTTGTTAGGATTAAATGTACCCCAACTAAATGCCATAGCACAGACTAAACCAGATACAAAAAATATCTTCGTGTATAACCACGCCTTGTTCAATACATTGTCCCAATTAATTTTTTTTGGCATAATAATCGTATCCTGTCCATTCCACACCTTCGTGGTCTATAAATGTTTCTAATTTTGATTGATAAAATGTTAAGTCTGGTTCTAACTTTCTAACTTTTTTGAATATAACTGCTGCCTGTTTATTAGTATAGTTATCGTAAATATCTTTTGCCCATTGTCCTGTATAATATAATCTACTTGTACCTGATAAATTTGATGGTTTCATTAAACCTTCCAATTTTAATAATGCCTCACCTACTCTTGCCTTAATATAAGGGTCTAACTCTTTCACTTTCCTCGCCATAATATAATCTCTCTTGTTGTTTATAAATCTAAACCGATTCTATTTAACTTCGGTCTAAAACTATAAAATAATTTGTTGTGGTTACCAGTATCATTCTTATGTAGCATTTGATAAAGGTGGACCATTTCGTGTGCCAGTGTTTCCACAAACTCTTTTTTATTTCTATATGTAGGTAGCATCTGTAAATGAAATTGACAAGTACCTTTGCCTTTCCATTCCCACAATATAACTTGACCATAACACTTTTGCCATTTTAAATCTTTTAATTGTATATCATTAAAAGGTAGCAACACATTTTTAAATATTGTTTTGTTAAGCATAGCAAAATATTTCTTAATATCTTTATAGGTAGTTTTATACTTCCTATTGCTCACAAGGTCACGCTTGAGTACCTTCTTAATCCTCATATTTTTTGTGTTTGGTTTTGCTTTTTTCATCTTTGATACTTTGAATAACTCCCATTGTTATACACGATAAAATTATTACTTGTAATTCCATCGGTGCTTCTAAAAATATTTCTATCATTGACAATCCTTGTCTTTGATCTTACTATCTTTTAGCAATAAACATTTGTGTTGTTTATCTAATTCTAATCTCAAATCTGTCATAACTCTATCCATAATTAAAGGCAAACTCGCCTCTATAATAGGTATGATCTCTAAAGCAAACTTATGTGCTAAGTTTTGTAGTTCGCCTTCTAATACTTTCATTTGGTCTATATCAGTTCCCTTAACGGTCTCTACGATAATATGACCTGTCGTGTTTTGTACTCTCTCGTTTGCATTTAAAACATTAAATATACTCCACGACCAGATATATACAAATGCTAAAAATACATATAATAATTGTTTTCTCATATATTTATAGTATCAGACTTATAAACCAAAGTCAAGCGATAAAAAGTGTTGATTTTATTGAGTTTTTAGGGGTGTGCTATGAGAACAAAGCGTGAACACCCCTATAAAATGTGTTGTTTTACTTATTGATTCTAGTAAAATCGTCTGTCCAATTAAAGGTTTCTTTAACTAGATTTGCTGTTAAACCTTTGTAAACATTATTAAGGTTTTTATTTTTGATTGCCATTAGGACTTCAGCGTCTTGTTCTTGTAGTCCTTCTAACATCTGAATAAACATAGTTTCTTTTTTCAACTTGTTTATTGTATTATTACCACCTACGATAAAGTGATATAATTTTCTTGCTTCAGCAGCAAGACTTGTATGTTCTGTTCCAGCAGGTGCCTCGTTTTTAATGTAAGGCGGATTTCCTTCTGGTAGATCAAACTTGATATTAGGATCAAAAGCAGCTTTTAATAACTGCCTCATTGCCTGATTATCAAATTGCTTTAATATAGCAATCTTTTGTGGTTTGTCTTTTGCGTTATTGATTTTTGTAAAAATCTCGTGTACGGTAGGAGCGCCAGAACCTTCTGTCCCCATACCTGCATTTAGTTGTGTGTTTGTTATAGCCATAATATCTCCAATTTAAAAGTCATTAATCTTATCTATCAATGTCTTCAGTTTTTTACCTATGAAGTAAGGTAACAGGAGCGACCTGTCTTTTACTTTATAGTTCTTATATGTATTTATAATGTTAGTTTCTATCGTTTTTGGTATTTGGGACAAGTCAATAAGTTTCTTGTTCCTATTGTAGTGTTTCTTTGTTTCTGATCCTAATGGTATGTTATCTATATTAGACCATTCTTCTAATTGTTTTGCTCTTATAGGTTTCTGTCTTTCACCTCTTATAAATATTTCATCATCACTTAATATATTAGGTACTCCATCTGATCTATCACCTTTAATTATTTGTTCTTTTAAAAATTTAATAGGATCCTCTTGTTCACCTATGAAACCTTTTAGTAAAGGCGACCATTGATACACATTACCATAATGATGTAGTTGTATGAAGTCCTTATCACCTGACACTACAAGGTAAATAGTTTCTTCTTGTAGTTTTATAATTGAAGCAATAATATCATCTGCCTCACTATTCTCAACATACATTAATTTGTATGGAAAATTCTCTTGTACTTCTTTTTTAATTTCTGTAATTATATTAAAGATGTTATCCCAATCAAATGGACCATCTTGTCTAGCAGCTTTTCTACTATGTTTGTAATTAGGAAAAAACTCTCTACGCCAAGGGTCACCTGCGTCTGAACAAAGTACCATATCACCATACTCTTGTTTAAATTTGACATTGATACCTCTTAATGAGTTCAGTACCATAAACCTTATCATTTCTTTATTAGGTTTGACATCTGCTTTACCTCTTACCTGTGCCATCAGGTTTGATATTAACACTTGATTAAGGTCTACTAATATCATAAGTATTTCTTTTTATACCATTTATAAAATGCTTTGTCTTTAAATAAATCTACTACACCTGCCGCTGATATTTGGTCACTTCTAATACAATCAGCGTAGTCTTGGTATTCTGATTTCTTAATTTTTTGTATTTTATTTTTCATTTATTTCTTTTAGTGATTGTTCTACACTTGTTAATGGTCTTTTTTTATCATTCTCTTTTTTATAATAGTAATTTGCAATTGAATAAGCGATTGTAAATCCTACAACCGTTAAAGTCATACCAATAAAAAACAATGCTAGTCCGTGATTAGAATCCATTACAGATATTCACTCCAATGTTTTTCTTTATATAGTTTGCCTGTTGTATGTGCTTTTAATTGTTTATTTAAAACTCTAATTCTATGTTTGATACCGTCTATTGTGGTATACATCCAACCACAATCGTTTGGTTCAATTTGTTTTTTAAACCACTTGATTGTATTTTTAAGTGATTCAATTTCTGATTTTAATTTTGTTTTTGTTGCCATAAATTTCTCTTGTTGTGTATGGGCGCCTAAGCGCCCAATACTTATTTTAATTATGCTGAGTAACCAACTTGTTTGCCGAACACTTTGTTCATACCAGCAACTAAAATTGCTGTTGATGGTGTACCAACTCTATAAGATACTCCAGTTTTCTTTGATCTATTTTCATAAATCATTAAACCTTGGTTTCTTAATTTACCAACCATTGCAGCTGGTGATTTAAGGTCGTAAACGGTTCTTAATTGTTTCCAAGTAACCGTAGCACCTTTGTTAAAAAGATTCTTAATCTTTTGCGTTTTAGATAACATATCATTATCTCCTTCTCTATTATTATTAAAAAAATTAAACATTATTGTCTAACTCCTCTCTTTCCGTCAATTTTACAACCAGACACGGCGATTGCTTGAGCAATTCTTTTACTTATCTAAATCTCCATCAGGTTCAAAAAATCCTAATGTATCATTTAGATCCTTTAATTCTTTTTTAACATCACCCGAAATAGGTTTTGTTGTAGCAGGTTTTTCTTTTTCTAATACTTGAGCATAATCTAATTTTGCTGATATTGTACCTGCATTATTTGTTTTTAGTTTAACCATCTTATCTGCTAGTTTCTGAGCAGGGTGTGGCATTTCAAAATCTCTATAAATCATACCACGCATTACATCTACTAATAATGCTAAGTCTTTTGTAAAATTTGGATTATTTGTTTTCATTGCTAAATCAACAAAACTTTTTAATAGATTCATACTAATATTATCAACAGCAGTTTCAACAAACTTTTTGGTTTGTTGTTTCTGTATTTCTTTAGCAACTTTCTCACCCATTTTTTTTCTTTGAGCGTCAAGTTCTCTACTTCTTTTGGAAACAATCCTATTAGTAGGAAATTGAATAATGTTTTTATTCGGATCCTTATCGTCTGCCATATTACTTGTTTGTAAGTTCACCTTTGAAGTTTACTTTCCCTTGTTTTTCAAAGTATTCAACAAGTTGATTATATCCACCAATCAAATCTCCATTGATCTTTATTTGTGGCATTTGTCTTACCTGTTTACCAATGTCTTCTAACATCTTATCAACAGAATCAAATTCTTCTAGTTTTTTTTCTGTGTAGTCAAGGCGAAGTTTATCTAATAAACCTTTCGCCTTGGTACAATAGACGCAATTAGTTTTGCTGTATATTATTATTGTCATTGTCATTACCTACTAGGTTATCGTAGGCGATATTCGCCTTTTCTTTTAAATTATAGGCGTCAACCGCTTCTTCAATAGTGTAGTTATACATTTTGTTAAACTCACCCATTGGAAGTCTTAACCCGATCCAGGCACGATAATAACCATTCTTTGTTAAGGTTACATCTTGTTCAAAGATTTCATATCCTCTAACTTTAGTATCCTTAATAATGTTTACAAGAACCGACTCAACTTCACTAACAATAGTTTTAGTTTCTGTCTTACCTAATTCAGTTATAAACTGACTAGATTTCTTGTTCATTTCACCTTTAATAATGTCAGCAAGTTCCGCTTTTGCAAGCATTTTTGCCTTTTCTATTGCAAGGTTTAAATCTGGTGACACAGCAGTACCTACACCGTAGATACAAACTTTATCTTTGTCTTTACCAAAGATTTTCTTATCACACGCCTTTGATTCGTTAATGTCTGCCATATACCACTTTGGTACTTTGTCAACAACATTACCTTTTTCTGACTTGATCTTATAATTACCAGCACAATTAGTCAGCAATACTGACATAACTAAAACTGATAATATCTTCATCTTCTTCATCATCTTATTTTACACACTCCTTTTCATAGTATATACCATCTGTTGTATTTTGTCAAGCGCCAGTTCAACATAGTTGAAAACATCATTTATACCAATGTCCGTTTGAGTAAATACGATAGCAAAGAGTCCGATTATGATTAAATTTTTAATCATTAATTTACCTCCCATTCACCGTCCTTGTTCATACACACTTTTCCGAACGACTTAAAAGCGTGGTTTTGCCGTCTATAATAACGGCAATATTCTGGAGTATTAATATCTCGGTAGTAGAATTGAGCAAATAGTTCCCAATAACTTGGACCATCAAACTTTTTCCTACCATCGGCACACTCCAAAATTTCTTCTTTAACAATAGTATCACCTTTTTGTTTAATAACAACTTTGACATAGCAATATTGTCCATCAACTTTTTTAGGTTCTATTGTTGTAATCTTATCATAATATACAGAATTATCTGCCTTCTCTAATTTCTCTAATATCTCGGTGACCTTATCATAATTAATTGTATCAATATCACCTTCTACTGAAACAACTTTTATATCTTTTTCAAATGCCTTCTTGTTTAAATCACAATCTACACAAGCATAAGCATAATTTACTATTATAGTTGTTATAAACAATAGGGTTAAAATTAAAATTACTTTTTTCATTATTTTTTTACCTTTGTTGGTTTCTCTATCCATCTGCCATCTGGCAATTGACAAGCAGTACCGAATACAACTTTTCTATTCACACCACCTATACCGATTAACGGCCATTGATTAGCAATATCAATTGTTGCGTCATAATCTTTACATTTAATAGGACCTTCAAGGTATGATCTGGTCACTTTAATTAT